AGGGTTAGTTTGGGACATAACAATACGGTTTACTGCGTCTGGAATCTCAGATTCTTGTACTCGAACACCACCAACCACCCTTTTAATGATGGCATCACGTTGCGGATGGGAATAAAGACGAGCATATAACTCAGATTTAGTAATGAAATACGTTTGCACCATTGCTTCTTGACGGTCTGCATAGGGACTATCCTCACGCAATACGCCCATAGAGGATGGTTCAATTAAGTATGGATGAATACCTTTGTTATAAACTAACTTGATAAAGGTGGTGTTGTATACCAAAGCCCATGTCAAAGCTGTAGAAAACACTTGGTCTGCATTGGAATTAAGCCACTCATCGTTAAGCGCTTGCGTCAGAACAGGTGTCTTATGATGTTCATTACCAGGTACAGAAGCACCTAATTGAATAGAGAATCTTGTTGTTTCTGAAGAATACAAGAATGAAGTTAACTGATCAATGTGTGGATTGATTTTGTTAAAGTATGCTGGTGGTTCTTCAGGGTTAGCACCAAAAAGGTAATATGCTCTTAAATTGGTGTAATCCCCTCTACGTTCTTCACGGGACACCATGCACTTTTCCATAATGTCAATATAGAAGTTTTCACGGTCAAGAGGATTATTTGGGATTCTCATTTTTTCAATTGTAAATTATCTGGGTCTTTAAAGTAACTTGCAATACGAGGTCCACTAGAAATTCCTGCTTGGTTTGGCAAAATGGAAGTCATTTCTGCTTCTTTGCCTAGTAAAGGACCTACAGGTTTAGAAAACTGTCCTGCAAGAATGTTTTGCATGTTCATGCCTGTTTTCCCACCACCCCAGACTGCTGCGTCACCTGGTCGTGGTTCTTGCGGTTGTTCTTGGACTTGGGTTTTGATTTTGTCTTTGTTGACACCCCTTTTACGGGTTGCGTACTTTTCGGCTTCTGCGTATTCTTTTTCCGTGAACTTGTTGTTACGGGTGAGGTAACCTGCTTGGTTTTCACCTTCTTTGGTGGATTTGATGTTGGACATTCCAAAGTCGGTGGCAAGCTGTTTGACGTTTTTGTCGGTTGCTTTGGTTTTGTCACTAACCAGTCCTGGAGCTTGGAGATGTACTTGATAAACTTCTGCATCGCACCCTTTCATTGGACAAGCAGGCTTTCTGCTTTCAAAGTAGCCGTGTTTGTCGCATTTAAAATCCTTTAATACTGCCATTTTTAACTCCTTTCCAATTGTTCGTCAAGTGTTTGTTGTGAATAATCGTATTTATTTACTAATCCAATTTTTAATTTAATTTGTCCATTAACCACTTCTAATTGGTTTTTTCTCTCAACCACTGGTCTAGCATCCTTGCGATATTGCACAAATTTAGTGTTATCTCTGTTTTTCATAATGGCTACTTCACCATTTTTCCATTCTTGATATGCTTTACTGACTCGTTTTTGTACAGCAATCGTCATAGGATGGGTTTCATTCTCAAATACTTCTCGCAGATGCCACTCGTCATAACCCGTTAGTTCAGCAAAGAGTTTTTTACTGATACCACGTTGCGGATCCTTATAAAATCGTTTCATGATGCGCATGAGTTCCCGTTGGGGGATAGTCCTATACTTTTCCATAATTTGATTGCTTTCTAAACTTTAGAACCATAGACACCTATCTTTTTTAAATAATCACTCACATTTCTACCGACTGTGAGTTGTTCAGGAGTAAAATCATCTTGAATACGGCTGATATTACGGGTAATCTTTTGCGCAATTAAACGAGGTTGCACTTGTTCGGCAAAGGCAGCACATGCTAAAGCAGCTGCAATTACACGGTCATCTTTATTCCGACCAGCTGCGTAAATACCGCCATCCTCACGCACCATTGTTTTCATTTCCTCAATGGTATCCATATCCACAATTTCTAACATCTGACGTTCAAAATAATCTTTCATGTAGGTGAGCATCCTCTCTTTGGTTGCACTTGTCGTTAACCAACCAATGCTATTGGATACACCACCGAGTGTGTCATTCCTACGCCAGATATAGTTTTGCATGTTGCCGTAGACATCAAGCAAGTCTTTACCGAGTGCAGTCCCCATACTGGCTGCTTGACGCTTGAGATTACGCAATTCGTTAATCACGGCTTGACCAGGACCATTTACTTCTAAGTTTAAAGTAGAGTTTTTGTATGCACCTGCTAGGTGAGCAATAATCCATGCAAATTGGTAGGTATTGAGCTCACTGGTGGCAAAGCATGCGACTTGTTCTAAACCGTCTGCATAGCACCTAAAGACTTGAATACAGAATCTATCCGCCCAGTCTGAGCTACCGTAAGCAGGATCAGCACCAATAACGTAATACGCAGTATCTACGGGTTCTTCCCACACCTTTAAAGAGGCAAGCCTCTCCGTAGATTTAATAACATTAGTGTCTTGAAAGTTAGCACCAAAAGAATAACGGTAATAATCGCAACTGCGCTTCTTAAGGGCTTTTACCGCATCGGTACACCGTGCATTACTAAAGAATGACGTACCCGTCATGATAAAGGCATAATCTTCAGTAGGAGGAAACTCTTGATACATGAGTGCATCATCTTTAATGCCTTCGGTCATCTTCCATCGCCACCACGCTAACTGTCTTGAATTAATTTCAAAGTTATACAGTTTTTTAATATCCCGTACCCATTCTTTTTCCTCACCCGTCATCTTGCCATCCCAATAGACTTTATAGACTTGTGAGTTAGGATCAGCCATGTAGAGTTCATTGCGCCACCAGCCGCAAAAAATGGCTCTCTGAGTCCTCGCACGTTTGGCAGTGACGTACATATCATGAAACATATTAAAACCTCTGGCGGTACTCTCAAACGTGTATAAACGATTAGGATTGGTTTCAGCAAGGGAGGCTAATAAAGATGCCAAGCCTTCTTCGTCACCCCAAGAACTCGTTTCTGTTCCGTGTAGAAAGGTAATCGCCTTGCCACGACCAAGACTTCCTTTTGCTCTAAGCCCAGCAACTTGATAAAACAAACGAGATCGGTTTTTGAGAGAAAGCTGATTCCTGTTATGGGCAAGGAGTGGGATTTTGTATTCTTTGGGTAAGCCATCCATGTACATACTAAGGGTGGTTCTAAACATGTCCCTATTTTCTTCTGTATCTGTCGTGAGTGTTCCTTGCAATCCTGGATGAATGAAGTGCCAGTACAAGTCAAGGGCAAGTGATATGGTCGTGATTCCAAGTTGTCTACCTTTTAAAATAACAAAGAAATGTACATCATCTTGCAAACCTTTTGCAATTTCATTCATCACATAGGTTTGCGTACCCAAGAGATTGTCCATCTTGCGCAAGCCCTGCTCTTTGGTTTCTATCTTGAGCTGTTTACAAAAGTGATAGAAATTCGGTAAATTAAAACTACTCATTTTCTTCTCGATTCCGTTCCATTCGCAACCTTAGCCCTCATGACTTTATCCTGCGCACATTTGACTAAATCTTTCACCATACCCTCAGTGTAAGCAAGCTTCCACTTGTCGTATAGCTTTTGTCTATCTTTTTTTGTTTGGCAGGAAATGACATTCCTCATCTCTTGTTGAAATATCCGTCTACTGTTCTCCAACTCATTCTTCCAGACCTCCTCAATCCCCTCTGGCTTAATGTATGGCATCCCCGTCATCAAACTCCAACAATTCTCTTAAACGATTAATCTCATTCTGCGCAATCGTCAATAATCTCGAACTCTCACCATGCACACGCATCAACTCATGAAAAATCTGATCCTTATTCATCGCCCAGACACGTTGCATATACGCCTTCTTCGCATCATCCGCAGCTACCTCAATTAACTTCTCAACCCCATTTATACCGTTCTCCATACCCGTACCCCTTTCCCCTCAACCCGAGCAATAAATTTCTTCTTTAATAACTTACTCATCCTGTAATTGTTATTACACATGACAGTAATCTTCCCACCATCTACAAAAAAACTATCCCCTATATCCATCTCTCTATATGGATAACTATGTCTTGTCCTCTCTGCTGGTAAATCAATATCTTTCTCTATCACAATATTTGTCATCTATTTCTCTCCTATTCCTTAATTAACTAAATCATACACGAATTTAGAAACAGAAAAACACGATTTTTTTTTGGGGGGAACTTGGTATGGGGCACTCACCTCACCGACTCCTGCCCATTTTGAAAATCCAAACTTGAATTATAGAATTTATATCTTTCTATCTACCCTAGAATCCCTATTGAAATCAATAGGATACGTTGTATTAGTCTAGATCATAGGTAAGTAGATTGTCCATTGTCCCTTTTATGGATTCTATGAGGGGGGAAGTGTGACTATCTCACTAAACTTATGTCAGTCTAAGTTTGATCCTAATAGACTAAATAGATAATTACTATCAAACTAATTAGTCTATAGATATATATTATAGACTATAGACTAAAAAAATAAAAAATAATTTAAAAAACTATTTACATAAAGCAATTAATCATATATATTTATAGACATATAGTTAAACTATATATTTAATCCTAACCTAGAAAGTGAGTATTTTATGATTGCAATACAAACAAAATTTATAGCGCCTACAAACCATAGAGGTGCGCGAATCAAAGCGTTTACATCGTCTGGCTTCAGTGCAACGATTGCTTATCCATATTCAAGCGGTGATGAATCAAGCCATTTTGAAGCTGTTAAAGAGCTGGTTAAGAAAAATAACCTCAATTGGAATTTAGAGGGTATGACATATGGCGGAATTGAGAACGGCTACGTCTTTTGTTTTCCTCATTCAATTGTGAAAGGTGCGTAATGTTTATGACATCACTAAAAACAACCGCTTCATGGGTAATCGTTGATATTGAAACTAAGAAACCCATATTTGAAACATTTAGCAAAAAGATAGCCAGTAGCGTTAACACAAAAAAATATAAGGCTGTTCCTATTCTTAAATATCTTCAATCATTAAACAACAAGGGCTAAATCATGTGGAATACAAAAATATTTAAAACAAAAGCTGCAATGAATCAATGGATTGAGAAAAACAATCATAAGCATCAATGTTATGAAATATTTGTAAACAATGCTTACGGCGTTGAATACAAACCATTAATAAAATTTTATTAAATACTGTAAGCATTTAGAGGGTTTTAATAGCCCTCTAAGTGATTACTATTTGAGTAATCATAACCTAACTTATGGAGCTTTAAACATGTCATTACTTCAAGAAATGCAAAAATTCGGGCTTGCAAAATGTAAGCAAAATGAAAAATACTTTCCTAAAGAAATCTCTCAATTTACAGCGGATCTCTGGTTATCTCAAAACACGATCAAAATTACGGAATACGGTAATGAAAATACATATTATGTTGATCAATTCGATCAAGAATATTTTTGTAAGAATTATCCAGATCAATACGGAAAGGTTTAAAAATGTATATACCTAATCACATCATAGAAAATGCAATAGATCTCATTATCAATACAAGGGATTTTTGCGGTAATGAAAAGCAGGCAATTAAAGATTTTTGTCATGATGAAAAAATTGAGGATTGGAAAAAAGTTTACTCAATTGCTAATTTTCGGGCTAATGCTAAGTGGAATCAATTTAAAAAAGACGCTGGCGTTAATCCAAAATATACGTTTTAAGGCGTTTTCTTAATAGATTAGGGGTTAGTATTCCCCTAGTCTTTTAAATTGATTCTAGCTACCTTAAAACACGTTTAAACATCATTTTAACTTTAATCAGGAGTATTACTATGAAGAATTATGCTAAACAAGAATTTCTCAAGAAACCTATGAGGTCAAAATTTCCCGCGCGCGTGGGCATGAAGGTAAATATTCAAAATCCTAAGTTATCCAGAGAAGAAATATTAGAAATGATTATCTCGATTCTTAGCCTGGTGATCATTTTTGGATTCTTGGCTATGGCTTAAAACCCCTATGAAAAACCCCATCTATATATTATATATATCTATAGACTATTTTTCGTATTCTAGAATACGTATACTATACGTTTAGAATATATCATACGAAGTATGATATAACTATAAACTATTTCTAGTAGACGTAGATTTCTAATATACGATAGTCTAATTTAATAGAAATAGGTTTTATATAGATTACGTATACTAGATTACGTATTCTAGTAATAGACTAAATCTAGTAATAGACTTGTAATATATTTAGATGTATAGTAGTCTAGTCGTATAGTTGTAGAAGTAGAAAATTAACCTAACTTAAAGAGGAGTATCAAATGAAATTTTGCAAAGATTGTAAGCATTTCAATAAGTCGGATAAGACGTGTAATAACCCTAATGTTCCCCGTGATATGGTGTCTGGAGAACGTGAAACATGGACAGCCATTCATTCTCGTTTAAGACCGCTTACAGGTTGTGGAGAGGAAGCCAAATGGTTCGAGGAACTCGTAGATCTTGATGACTACACCAGCTCATTATTCAATCGTGTAGGAGTTTCATCATGACTGATTTAAATTTAGAACTCGACAATATGAAAGTATCCATTTTAGAAATGGAGAACGATCGTCTTAAACTTGAGAAGGAAGAATTAGAGTCCGAGATCGGTAAATTAGAAGATGAGAACGAACATTTAAAAGAAATCATTAAATCTTTAGCGGAGGTCCTATGAGTAACGATAGAAACGATTTTGAGCCAGCAATACGCAATGCTGCTTGGTGGGCTAGTGATACACGTCAAGCCATCAAAGGAAACGCCCTACAGACTGTTTTAATCAAACAAGGTAAACTTTCGCCTCCTGATCTCTCGGAGATTGAAGCAGTTCAAATGGGACATGTGATGCAACCCGTTATTGGTAGACTAACACAAGACAGATTAAAGATGGAGTTAAAAGATGCCGACTACATGCTCACGCATTCTAAAGAGAACTGGTTTAGGTCTCATTTTGATTTTATTACTGCTGATGGTAGCGCACTTGTTGAAGCCAAAAACTATAATGCTGCTGTTCGTTCTCAGTTTGATCCTGATACCAATAGGATTCCATCTGTAGACTATGCACAATTAGTCCATGAGGCAGCTGTTCACAATGTATCTAAAGTTTACCTTGCTGTTCTCTTTGGTGGGCAAGAGTTTCATACCTTTGAGTTTGATATATCGGAAGCAGAAAAATCCGAGTTAATCAAAAATATGGCGGTATTCTGGGCGCATGTGCAAACAGGAACAGCTCCAGAGCCGAGAAACATTGAAGATACGAAATTACTCTATCCTCAATCGACAGATGGTGTCACCTTTGCAACCCAAGACATTGAAAACATGGTCCATGATCTTAAAGCACTTAAACAAAAGATTAAGGAATATGAATCTATTGGGGAACAATGGGAATTAGCTATTAGGAACGCAATAGGAGAGAATCAGGAGCTGCGCACCTTTGATGGTAATACCTTAGTGACATGGAGATCCTCGAAAGCCTCTATGCGCTTTTCTAGCGATTTATTCAAGCAAGCTATGCCAGACATCTATGACAAGTTTGTCATCGAACAACCAGGTTCTAGGAGGTTCTTAATCAAATGAAACACAAACACGCAGAATTAATACACGCTTGGGCAGATGGTGCAAAGATTCAATATAGAAATATTTATGCCAAGTCAGGTGAATGGAGTGATTGGATGGAGTTTTTCAATGTTTGGCAAGAAAGCGAAAGTGTTGAATATCGCATTAAACCTGAGCCAAAGCCTGATGTTGTAGCTTATTTATCAAAAGAATTTCACTCGACGTTAAATGGTTTTGCATGGCACGAATCTACTTATCAATTCCATACTTCACTTTTAAAAATTACATTTGATGGCGAAACAAGCAAACTTAAAAGTGCAGAGGTATTGAAATGAATAATATTGATATAGCAATATGGGTGATGACTGCCAGCTCAGTCATAGACACTATCCTAACTTTAATTGAGAGGTTCTTATGAGTAATATTGTCAGTTTTAATGATATGCAGAGTATGGCGGAAGCCATAGCCAAGTCTGGTTTGTTTGGTATGAAAGACACTAACTCTGTTCTTGCTTTAATGGCGGTTGCACAGGCAGAAGGATTGCACCCCGCAACAGCTGCTAGAGATTTCCACATCATTCAAGGTAGACCAGCATTGAAAGCAGATGCTATGCTTGCAAGGTTTCAAAATGCTGGAGGAAAAGTAGACTGGACTATCTACACAGATGAGGTTGTGACAGGACTCTTTACGCACCCTAACGGTGGTTCTTTGTCTGTGACTTGGACGATTGAACAAGCCAATAAAATTGGTTTAGTCAAGCCTGGCAGTGGTTGGCAAAAGTTTCCAAGAGCTATGCTCAGAAGTCGTTGCATTAGTGAGGGAATACGATCTGTTTTTCCTGGCAGTGTGACAGGATTCTATTCACCAGAGGAAGTGCAAGACTTTGATGATAAACCGATTGAAAGAGATATAACACCGAAGAAAGCGCCTACTGTTGTCTTGCAAGGAAATGAACCCGTAGTCTTGGAAGAAACACCATTACTCAAGACAATACCTTTGTATATTCCGAATCAGTCAGAACCTTATGCTAAGTATTTAAGTAAAGAAGATTGGGTTGCAGGATTTCTCGACATGTTTAGGAAAATCAAGGTAAACGAGAAATTGACAGAAGATGAGAAATACCAAAAGTATGAATCATTTAGAGAAGTCAATACAGAGTTTTTAGGCAGCTTAGATTCTCTTTCAACAGCAAATATTCTCGCAGGTATGAACAAAATCAATAAGGAAATTCAACATGAACAGTCATAAACCTATGCTCGGTAAAGGCGTATTATTCCAAAACAAAAAGACACAAGAAAAGTCACCAGACTATAAAGGCATGATTACCCTTGCTAAAGACTATAAGGCAGGATCAGAACTTAAAATAGCAGGTTGGCTTAAGATTACACAAGGTGGTAACTTGATCAGCTTGAGTGAGGACTCTTATGTGGCTAAGAATAATGAGCCATATCCAAGAGAGTTAAATAAAATGGATGATGACGTGCCATTCTAATGATTGTATTAAAACTACCTTATCCGCCTAGTATCAATGTTTATTGGTTAGCGTCAGGACACAGACGTTATATCAGTAAACGAGGTATGCTGTTTAAGCAAGCAGTTGCAGACTATGTGCAAGAATACAATACGCCTAAATTGGGAGATGCTAAAGTAGAAGTATTTATTTACATTTATCCAAGATCAAAGAAGTTAATGGATATTGATAATTGTGCGAAGCCCGTTTTGGATGCTTGTCAGGATGCTGGAATCTTTGATGATGATGTGCAAGTGGAAGCACTACACGTTTATCGTGGTAGACCAAGAAAAGGCGGAGGAGTAACAGTTTTAATTGATGAACTCACCAGAGTAGCTACTGAAACCCAGTTGGGTTGAGTTAGGAAGGTGCGCTGCACACCTTTAGCTACATGCAGCAATAACCTAACTTTGGAGGATATATGCCCGTAACAGATACATCTATACAAGCCTATCATGAACACCGTTCTGAAGGTAAAGTCAATACACAAGCCAA